TTTATTATGCAGAATCCAGCTTATATAAATTACGAAATTTTAAGTGATTCTAATTTAGTTAGAACTATTAATCCAGAGCTACGTTCTTTTTTTATTATGGGACTTGTTAAAGACCCAACAGAAGAATATCCACATGGAGTTATATCTCATTTTTTTACTATAATTAAACGTAAACATGGTTTTAGTATATTATCATCTTATGGAAGTGTTTGTGTTGCAGTTCCTCAAAAAGAAACACCAATAGAATTATCAGAATTATCAGAATGTATTCAAGCATTAGAAAATCAGCGTAGTCCAAATACACAAATAAAACAAGACGCTGATAGAATCGTGATAACTTTTATTCAAAAATATTTTTTATCTGGTGGAGAAATAAAACGCCATTCTGAAAGAGATGAAGAGACAAGAAGAATGGGATATGAAAGTTATACACCTGAAAAAGGTGCCGAAATAGAAATTCAAAATTATACTAATTCTTTTCATCGTTTTTTTTATTTTCCGGATTATACTGATTTAGTAAGAAGAAATGCCGAAATTGCTTTGAGTGAAATGCCAAATCTAGGTGGTAGTAATAAATATTTAAGAAGATATAGAAGAACAAAAAAAGTTAAAAGAGTCAAACAAACTAGAAGAAATAAAAATAAGAAGTCTAGAAAAAATAGAAAATAGAAAATAAATTCGTTTTTTATTATATTTAAAAAATTAAATATAATATATGACACTTGAATTAAAAAAATTTGATATGAAAAGCATTAGTTTTAAGCCGAATGAAAATAAAGGCCCTGTTGTTGTATTAATAGGAAAACGTGATACTGGTAAATCCTTTTTAGTGAGAGACTTACTTTATTATCAGCAAGAAATCCCAATTGGCACTGTTATTTCTGGCACTGAAGAAGGTAACGGATTTTATGGCAAAATGGTTCCCAAATTATTCGTTCATAATGAATACAATACTGCGATTATTGAAAATATTTTGAAACGTCAACGCACTGTTTTGAAGCAAATTAAAAAGGAAATGGAAACATATAAACGTAGCACTATTGACCCACGCGCATTTGTTATATTAGATGACTGCTTATATGATAACACTTGGGCGCGCGACAAAATGATGCGTTTACTCTTCATGAACGGGAGACATTGGAAGGTCATGTTAGTCATCACAATGCAATATCCCCTCGGTATTCCTCCCACACTGAGAACCAATATTGATTATGTTTTTATTCTTCGTGAAAATTACATTGCAAACAGAAAAAGAATATATGAGAATTATGCGGGTATGTTTCCAACATTTGAGAGCTTTTGTCAAGTGATGGACCAATGTACTGAAAATTATGAGTGTCTAGTTATCAACAACAACTCAAAATCAAATAAACTACATGACCAAGTATTTTGGTATAAGGCTGACAACCATGGTGATTTCAGATTAGGCTCAAAAGAGTTCTGGGAGCTATCCAAGGGAATGAAAGATGAAGACGAAGAGGAACAATATGACCCTAATTCAGTTAAGAAGCGCGGAGGAGGACAGAAAATCAGCGTTAAAAAAGCTAATAAATGGTAGTAGTGCTTTATAAAAACCGTTTTCAAAATAAATAAGCGGTTTTAACAATTTAACATGTAAGAACTAAATATTGTCTTGATTTTTCATCACAAACTATGCGATTCATTATTTTCTATAATAATTTCTTGACTAGTTAAAACAGGGATTTCAATATCAGTTTTTTTATCCTGTATTTTTAATAATTTATCTGGGTCAACATCATTATATTGAATCTTACCTTTTAAATAAGCAGAATAGAATATGTTTTCTTCAGTATGAACAGTAGCATATATATCTGAAAGTTTAGTAATCATAAATAATATATTTGTTATGAAAGTAGTCGTAGTTTGATTATCCAAATAATATTCATATACTACAAAACCACTAACAATGCTATTTAATAAAAACATAAATAAAACAAAATATCCGATTTGTTGATAACGCTTATCCAAAGTTAAAATAATAGTTCTTTTTTCAATAGGTAACAATTCTAATACTTTTCCAACAGAAGTATTATCAAATGGAATGCGTTGATTAACTTCTAAATAAGCTATTAATCTGTTCTCTCTTTTAATCTCACAAAAATAAAAAATAATAAATGAAAACATTGTAATAAAATTTAAAACAAGACCGGCGTTATATAATTCATTATCTAGAACTAAATTTTCATTTAACTGACATACATGGTCGCCACATTTTTGTGGTACAAATAATATCAAAAATGACGAAACCATAACTTTATATAATTCAAAAACAACAACCGGAACAATACTAAATTTCTGAATTAAATCTTGGTTTTTTAAAACTGAAGTATTTGGTGGTTTATTCGTAATACTTTTTTCTACAACAATATCTTTTTTATCTTCTTTATAATCAGACATTATATATATTATAATAATATTAAATATATATAATTTATTAACCTCTTTAATTCTTCTTGCTAGCAAAAGGTCCGCTAACCAATTGGCTCTGTCCATTATCCGTTTTACCAACAACAATGTTCTCTCCTTCAAACAATTCCATTTGAATATCAGCTGAAGAAATATTCTCCTTCTCCTTCAATCCAAACTCTTGTGTATTGGCATTATTGACACCAATCAAGTTACCTTGTTCGTCAATAGTTTGAGTCAAAGCATTACCTGACTTTTCAGCGTTCTTAATATTTTCCTCAATTGCTTTTTGCTTTGTTTCCTTTACACGCTGGTCAAACGCAGTCTTGGCATTTGACTCATTCTTGTTCTTCTCAAGCATCAACTGGTTAAGCTCCTCTTCCATATATTCGACACGACCTGTCTGTAAGCTTCAGGCTCCCAAGGCATCCACATGCCAACAGGTCCTACCATGATGTCATGATTTGGGTCAATTTCTCGGAGCATCTTACATCTCAACTCGGCTTCCTCCATTGTAGGATAAGAACCGCGAATCTTTAGACCTCTTGTACTAGTCTGAAAATTATGAGCAATTCCAAACTCCTTATCTAGAGTCTCTTCATTATTATCCAAAAATGTTTTGTAATCATCCTCCATGGTAGTTTTAGACAATGTATCCTTCTCTTCCTTAACAAACTCTTTAAAATCATTCGTCAAATCATCAAATGACATATTGTATTTAAATGAAACAAAATTTAAAAACTGAACAAATTTTTCCATAGATTTATTTAAATCCCACTTCTTTAGGAATTGTTCGAAATAAAAAATTTGTTTTTGTTTAATAATATTTTCGGGAGATACAAAAGATACACATACAAACTTTTGTCCAGCAATAGGTTTATCTTCTTCTAGTAAATCAACATATTTAGGATTATTTTTACCGTTGATTTGTTTTCTTTCAAATCCAGATTTTTTGGAGTTCTTGTCTTTAGAGCGATCCATTTTAATTAAATTAGATAATTAATTTTAAGTTTTTTATCGCATATATTATTTTTTTTCTTATTATTTAATATAAATGAACGGTTTAATTAACGTTGGTGAACTTGTTAAAAGAATCATTAAGTACCTTGTTGAAGGTTTAATGGTTGCCATTGCTGCTTATGCTATCCCTAAACGTTCCTTGAATATTGAGGAAATTATATTGATTGCTTTGACTGCTGCTGCCACTTTCAGCATTTTGGATACTTATATCCCTACTATGGGTGCCACTGCTCGCTCTGGTGCTGGTTTCGGTATTGGTGCTAACTTGGTTCGTTTCCCTGGTGGGTTTTAAATTCATAACCAAACTTTAATAACATAATATATTTAATCTAAATGTAATATATTATGTCAAATAGTAATACATTACGTTTATCTGATTTAAATCAATCTCAAGGACCACTACGTTTATCTGATTTAAATGAATCTCAAGGACCACTACGTTTATCTGATTTAAATGAATCTCAAGGTCCACTACGTTTATCTGATTTAGATGAATCTCAAGGTCCACTACGTTTATCTGATTTAGATTCAAATGATAATAATGAATCTCAAGGTCCACTACGTTTATCTGATTTAAATAATGGCGGTAAATCAAGAAAACGAAAAAGAAATAAAAAACATAAAAAGAAAACAAGAAAAAGTTATAAAAAAAATTATAAAAAAAGAAAAACTATGAAAAAACGTAAAACGCGTAGAATAAGAGGTGGTAATGTGGACACATTAGGTAGTGCTGATTTTAATCCAAATCTTGCTTATGATAGTAAACAAGCTGGTGGTCAAAATATAGGTGCCAATTGTAGTGACCCTAATTTTTCAATTTATAATACAAGAGAACTTACTCTTTTCCCATATAGACCAAATTAAATTAAATTAATATTGACATTTAAATTAATGTAAATATTATTTACTATGCTTTGCTGTCAATTGTTACTTCTTTTGCAATATTTTTAATGATTTTATCTTCTTTTTCCAAATCATTATCTCCTTTGCCACCCATGGCTTCAATAACCAATTTATCATATTTATCCGAATATCTTGATTCACTTTTTACACAATCTGGATGTTTATTTTTGAAATCGGCTAACAGTTTTGAATTTTTATGAGCAATATGCTTTATTACCTTTCTCATCTTCTGTTTGTTTTCATTTTCCTTTTCCCATTTATCCTCATCTTTTATATACATTACTTCTCTCTTTGCATCAGTACAATGAACAGGTCTTTTGTTTTCATCTAGTGAGTTTAGGTTTTTAACAATAATACTAGAGATACCTTCCACATAACCTATTTTTCCAACATTTTCCAAGTCTGATAGTTGGAGTTTTACTGAATCAACAAAATCCATTATATTCATGGCATCTTTGCACGTTTCATTTAAAAAGAATTGTAGGTTAAATGTCTTATTATGTGAATTCGTATGAGTCGTATTGTGTGTTCCATTTTTAATCACTTCCATCATAATATTTTTAAACTCAGATGTTTCTTTTATTAATTCCGAATTTTGTTTAACAAGCATTAAAATTAATTGGTCTTTATCAACAGTTTCATCTTTATCGGTATCAGAAAGTACATTAATATTACATTTTTTTTTATGTCTCCATAATCCTGAATTATCCACATATTTTTTACCACAAACACATTCATATGAGTTTTTTGGAGTTTTTACCATTGAAAAACATTGCGAATCATTGCTAATATGTTTTTTGGTCTTAATATGTCTATTGAAATCATTTTTATTAGACGTTACAAAGTCACATTTTTCACATAAATATTCAATGAGTTTTTTTGAGTTTTTTTCATTGCTAAACATTGCTATATTAGCAATATAAAAAACTCTTAAATTCTTTTAATTTTATAAAATATTTTTATAAAAAAAATTTATCGTCACAAATTTTAAAAACTTTTTTCTGGCATGAGACGCTAATTTTTTTTATGGTCTCACAAAAAATCATTTTTTTCATTTTTCAAAATTATTTTCTATTTTTCAAAAATGGACAAAAATAAATGTCCAAAAATGAAAATCCGAAATACTTTTGGGAATTTAAAAAAAAAGTTTTTTATATAATAAATTGTCAAAGTAACTTAAAGAACCAAAAACATGTTCACTTGTTATTTTAAATAATAGCCATTAATATGTTTTGAAGCATAACAAGACGAAGCATAATGACCTTCTCTTCCACAACGAAAACAACAATTATCATCACTTTCATCACTTTCATCACTTTCGTAATCATCTTCTTCATCGCTTTCACTTTCATGAACAATTTGTTTTTTATTTTTTGAATTACAATGTTTCTCGTGATATTCACATTTTCCTTCTTCTATAAACTCTTTTTCACAATATTCACAAACCCATACATATTCATATTCTTCATCACTATCAGTTTCCAAACATTCATGTTCTTGACAATCTTTTGCAAAATGACCACCTTTTCCACAAACAAAACATTTATTATTTGTTCCATTATTCATTTGTTTTAAAGTATCTATTATGGATTTATTTAATTTTATAGAAACAAAAGAACCACCCCTAACATTGTTTATACCATATTTATCCATATAAATTCTTGTATATTTATCTTCATCATAATCATTACAATTTGGTATTAATTCTATAACCTTTAATGGGTTATATTTTTTGGTCCATTCTGAACCATTCGATTTAAAATGACTTTCTAACCGAAATTGTGGATTATTTGTTTTTCCAATATAATATTTACCTTTTTCTAATTGAAGTGCGTATATAAAAACCATTTTAAAGATATTATTTATTATAATATAAATAATATTTAATTCAATTTTATTATAAATAATTGTAGTTTTAAATAATTGTAGTTTTAAATAGTAGGAATAAATTCCCAATCCAATTCTTCACAAATTTGTTTCCATATTGTGTCTTGTTCGATTCTTTTTTCGCGGTCTTTCAACATTGGAAAATGCTCTAAATATTGAGATTCACCTAAAAGCTCACAAAGCTTATATGCTGTATAATAATAATTCAAAAAGTTGACTCTATCATCTGGACAATATTTAGAATATGGAGATTGCAATTCTACAAATAAGTTGCACAATGTTTCTTCTAATTCGGGAGACATAATTGGTGGCTTAATACCCAATTTATCTTTAATAAATGGAATATGCTCATAATATTTATTATATCCTAACTTTTTAAGAATCTCCTTGGTCTTATTATTAGTAATTTGTGTCAAATCGATTCTCTCTTTTTTGATTTGAATTTTAATATTTTCAATGACTTCAGGTGGAATTTGTGTGGTTTCTTTGCCTTGAAATTGAGCCAATATTTCTTTAAAATGATTAATTCTTTTATATGCGTAAAAGCAAACTTCCTTAGGTGGCTCTTTGTAAGACGGCTTTTCATTTTCAATTAAATAAGGTATATTTCTAAAACACATATTACATATTAATATACCTTCATCTTCTAGGGGAATAAGTTCTCCTTTATGACATACTTGGCAAATATCTGTTTGACAAATGAACGAATTAATATCAATAAAAGTATCATCAATATTACTTAAATATTTTTGTACAATATTGTTATTTTTGCTTTGATTGGCAGTAGTATCTACATCATTTTGTTTAATTTTAAAAAAAGAGTTAAGTATTTTATTTTTATCGCTAACAGTATTAGTTGTGCCAGCAGAAATATTTTTTTTGTTTTCAAAATAATCAAAAATAAATTTAGAATTATCTAAGAAATATTCTTTTTTTTTATTTTTAATTTCTTTAATAGTTTGTGTGATTTCATTTATTCTATCTTGACAATCTAAACGTTCATCAACAGTAAGTGAATCATTATTTAATTTATTCTTTAATTCTTGTCTTTCTAATTTTAATTCTGGAATCTTATCATTCTCATCTTTAGAAAATTCATTTAAAAATTCTTTATGCTTACCGTCAAGAGTAATAGAGCTTTTTTTATTAAATTTAATCTTTTTAGCAGTTTTAGGTTTAAATGTAGGCATATTTCTTTAATAATAAATCAAATAATATATTTAATTTATAATTGAACTAATATATTATTTTATAATCTTCTTTTTGTTTTTCTAACTTTTCTTGATTGTTTTGTTTTTCTACTTTTTTTATTTTTTCTGGATTTTCTAGTTTTTCGTTTTCCACCATTCCCACCAAATTTTGTATTAAGCTGAGAATTAGCAATTCTTATAAAGTCACCATCAAGTAATAATT